AAAATAGATCCACAAGATGTTTTTCTTTATGACAAAACAGCGATAGGTGTTTGGATTGATAAAAATGGAACTTGTGGTCCTTGGGAACTTGAGGAAACCGAATTTGAAATGGAGGTGAGTGATGGAAGAGTATCTAATTAATAATGGCTTTACTTGTTATCTGTATGAAGGAGAGAAGTGGTGGTCTAAATCTGAATTAAATTATCCTTTTGTAAAAATAACAGCCTAAAGACACCTCCTCTGCCACATGATAGACTTATTGTGTGGCAGTTTACCAATTAAAGAATTATCTTTTGTCTATGCAATCACATTGGTGTGTAAGGCATAGTGTCTACAATGCAGTGCAAGAGAGCTTACCTGTAATCACAGAATTTACTGCTCAAGATGGAGTGGAAAAGTTAAAGAAAACCCCTATCCAGAAACACATTAAAAAGATCTACCCAGACATCTACAAGATGCCTTTATTCAGAAAGCAGTTCTGTACCATGCTGGTTAATGAAATTAAAAACATGGAGAAAGAATTTAACTTTGAAACCAATGAAGAAGAAGATGAGCTAAGGCAAATTCCAGAAATTGTCTTGAGAGAAAAGTTGCCAGAGCTCTATCGCAATATGTGGTTCGTTGTGCAAACCATATTAAATCCTGTTTTCTTTTCTATCTGGCAAAGAAATTGTGCCAGTGTGGGTTCTATTCAAATAGCCAATTACAACCTAAAGGATAAGGAACAAGGGGCTTGGCATCATGATGAGTCAGCTGATATGAGTGTGGTGGTGCCTTTGAATACTGGTAAGTATGAAGGTGGTGGTACTGAATTTCATAATTATGGCAAGGTAGATCCATTACCTACAGGCCATGCTTTGATATTTCCTAGCTTTACCAATATGCACAGGGGTTTACCTGTTAAGTCTGGAGATCGTTATTTGTTGGTGTTTTGGCTTTATGATAGAAGTAGAACTGAATGGCTCTACGAAAATGGCCTACCATAAATCCCCTAATTCAACTGTCTGTATGCCCTCAATGTTGTAGGGCTTATAGTTGTTTTGCTCTTTAGCTTCAAGCATTACCTTCAATGCCTGTTCATTCTTTGCCTGTCCATACTTCAATGCTTCATCAGACATGGTATACACTGCATAAGGATAAGGGTGAGCTTTCTCTTGGGCTAGGAAGAAAAAGCCCTCTGTGGGCAAATTTAAGAGCCTACAGGCATCAATATAAAGTGAGGCTTGCATATGGTATCTAAACATATTTATGGCACTCCTGAAGCCTCTAGGAGAAGCATCTCGACAAGTCTTTAAATCCCATACTCTGGAACCATCGTACCAATCCAATCTGGATTTGAATGGTTGGTTGTGATAAGTGAAACATAAAGTCAGCTCCACCCTATCCAGCTTGGAAGGAATGTAATCTGAAACTATTTCCCTTCTCTCCATACAAGTATCATAAAGTTCTTGTGATATAGGAGTTAGATTACCCACTTCTTGCAGAAATGCCTGATGTTCTTCCTTGCCAGCTTTGGTTCTTTTATCCACACTGGGTTCAATAATAAATTCGTTCTTAAAATTGTGGTGTTCTAAAAATACTGTGTGTTGCACTCTGCCTTCCAGTAAGGCTGGTGTATCTTTCATGCCCTCTTTGTGTTTCCAGCTGTAAACACATCTGTCCACATCTTTTAAATCTGAAGCACGATAAGCTGGTATCTCATTGTACTGGTCAAATGGTAAATCTTCGTATATACCTTCTTTAAAATTCATTGTTATTTATTCTCCCTATTAATTTCTCATAATCTTTAGGATCCGATATTCCTTTATGAAATCTGGGCAATAACCAAGCTATTATCTTAGTTTTTCTTCTTATTTCTTTTTTTCTTTCTTCTCTTCTCTCTTCTGTTAGGTTGATTCTGCTGTTGTGCATCTCTCATCTCCATTAATTCTTCTATAGGTATGTCCCAGCAATTTAGATTAGCTGCCACTGTTCTTCGTTCTCCTTCACCAAAAAAAGGATAAACTCCATGTTGCATCCATGAAGGAAATATCATTAAACGACCCACTTCTGGTCTAATCACTCTGGATTGTGAGGGTCGTAAGTTCTCTGGGTCCTTAATTTGATTCAGTCCATAGGTAAAGTTTAAGAATCCATCCACTGCTCCAGAAGAACCATACAGGCTAAAGTTTTCATCCAGATTTTCTCCTTCTCCTAACCTCCCTATTTGTTCTGGCACTTTAGTCCAAGTGGTGCATGATATTCCCATTTCTGTTTTTACGCTGTGATCATGAATAGGGTTGTAGTCACCTTCATAACTATGCACTGACCACAAATCATTAATTTCCACTCTCTTTGGTTTGACTTTGCCACCTGTTAATTTGACAAATTGTTGTATGTAATTGACACCCAAAGTAGTCAATAGATTGTTAAATTCTTTAAGGCTTTCGTGTTCTGCATCCATCTTTAGCTGTTCGCCTTGATGAATCTGTCCTACCAACTGAGTGTCGTAAGATTCTCTTTTTTCATCTTGCAACAAGTTATCTAAATACTGGTTCAATGTATTTACCATCTGCTCTGATAGTTGATGCTCCATCATTAAGGCTGAAGGCAGTGGATATACTGTATATTTTATGTCACTCATTTTTTGGGTCTTTTTTTACTAATGTTAATTCCTTTTCTATTTCAGCTATGCTTTTACCAGTTAAGGCTTTGCACAACTCATCGTAATCTTTAAAATGTTTGTCTTTCATATAAACACTATAAGCATAATGCCTAATGCCATAAAGGTATAAAATATTAAATCGTGATATGGTCCTTTCTGCATCTAATCTTGCTCAACTTCTTCTATTAATTTATTCAAATAGAAACGACCTTTCTTGAGATCTTCTGTTGGATTGGATTTAGATTTATATTTCCACCGATGCAAATATTTTAAACACGCTCCTTCCAGATAGAATTTAAAGCCAGCTCCCAGCTGTTGTTTGATATAGTCTAGTGCTTCCATTTCCCCTTTATTGTAATGAGGTGGCTCATTCACATAATCTATATTGTCACTTATTTCTGCCATTTCTTTCTTTTAAATCCTTTCTTAAAACCAATATCACTGAACTTTCGAGGGCGACCCTTGGAGGTATAAAGGTGTGATGATTGCAAGAACCACCCCCGAACATCAAAAGGGTATGTCTTCAGACTCCCCTTTGTCGTCATTGGCTAAATCAGCCAATCCTTTTTGTGAAGCTTCTTCTTTAACTTCAGTTGCTTCACCTTTTTCTTTCGCTGCTTGTAATTCAAAACTTTCTTCAATAATACCTTGTTGCCATTCTGGTAGAGCTTCAAACACATCACACATGGCTTTGGTTTCAGCTGAACTGTTGCCCTTAAACTCTTGACAGTAAACATCCAAATCGAATATTTGTTGTTCATTGACAGTTGCAGTTTTTTCAAAGCTATCTGGTTTGAAGATACCATTGGTTCTTGCTCTCACTCCACTATCAGTGTTGTTGTGCTCTATGTGTAAAATCGCTGGCAAGCCAATTAATTTACTCACATCAAACTCTTTGAGTTCTTCTGGTGTAAAGGGTCTGCCCCTCCATGTCACTAGATCTTTAAACAATGCTGAATTTTCATTCAGTGAAGCAGTGTACTTTTTACTAATTGAATAAGGTCTGCCATCATCCAATTTTACATCTGGAACTTCCCAAGTAATGTGTAAAGTGGTCCTTTTTTTTGGTGGATTATCTTGCCACTGTTCTTCCCTTGTACCAAAGTCCACAACACGATAACATATTGCATTGTGTTGTCCTTCTGGTAGTGGTTCGTAGTCTGAAGTTTCACCTGAAATTTTTAAAGCCATAATTTTTTCTCCATTTATGATTTGCAATTTATAATAAATTTGAGTAGGATTATACAGATTTTTATAAAAGTGGCAATAGTGAGATATGGCATTAAAGATAAGTAGACCGACCAAGAATTTTGAACGACCTTTAACAACAGATTTTCAAACCCAATTTTTAAGTTTCATGGGGGAACAAGGTATGGAGCCTGACCCCAAGAGAGGATTGGTGGTTGATGGAAGCATCGGAAGAGCTTATGTCAACATCGGTGGTGACAGAAAGCTGTGTGGCTGGTATCAACTCTGGTTGGAGCAGAGTGTTCCTTATGGTCGAGTAGGGGACTATCGTATCTCACAAGACCAGCCCACAGCGATCTGGAAACCAGAGAATAAAAAAGGCCACCCCATCTCGAAAGCTCACAAAGAGGAAATTAAACGCTTACAGGAAGAAGCTGAGGTTAAGAAGGCTGAGAAGTACAGCAAGGCGGCTAAACGAGCACAAACCCTCTGGGATGAAGGAAAAGAGGTTGAGAGGCATCCCTACCTTGAAAAGAAACAAGTGCTCTCCTATGGGCTTAAATTAGCTGAGGATGGCAGACTAATGATACCCATGTATGACGAGAACTTGGCAGTGGTTGGGTTGCAATACATTGATGATGAAGGCCAAAAGCGTTTCCTTACTGGTTCCAAAAAAAGCGGTAGCTTTTTTCTCTTGGGACAAGAGATACTAAAAAGTTCAGACACAATTTATTACGCTGAGGGTTATGCGACTGGAGCTGATATATACCGAGATATGTCACACCCAGTTTTTATAGCGTTTGACGCTGGCAATCTACCGAAGGTAGCAGAAAACATTTTCGACATATTCAAGCAACAGAAACATATTTTTATCGCAGATAACGATGATAGTGGCACTGGGGAGAAGTATGCTTCAGAAGCCTGTCGTTGGATAACCAAGAATAAAGGGTTGGCTGAAGTGCATATGCCAGAAACTCAAGGGGATTACAATGACCACAGGGTAGTGTCTGGTGAAGTCTTACCAGCTCTCAGAATTATTGATGTCCCCACAGATGTCGATTTTATTAAATCAGAAAAGGGTAGGATGCTTAATGTCAGAGACAATGTACTCGCTGTCCTCAAGACTCACACCATCGAAGTTAATTACAATGTGATTAAGAAGCGAATGGAAATTGACATACCCAACATGAAGTTTATCGCTGACATGAAAGAAGAAGCGAGTTTGGTGGAAGTCGAAGACCGATGTATTAAGTTGGGAGTGCCCTACACCAGAGTCAGGGATTATTTGAAAGTGATTGCCAATGAATACAACCCAGTCATGGAGTGGATTGAGTCAAAGGAATGGGATGGCACATCCAGACTACAGGATTTCCTCAACACGATAGTGTCCTCAACCCCACCTAATCTGAAAGATATGTTGCTCAAGAAATGGTTAATTAGTTGTGTGGCAGCCGCTTATGAGCCCAATGGGGTCGAGCTGGAAGGTATACTGGTGATACAAGGAGCCCAAGGATTGGGTAAGACTTTATGGTTTAAACGATTGTGTGATTATGACAGGGGTTGGTTACTGGAGGGTGCGACCCTAAATCCCTCGGATAAGGACTCTGTAAAGAGGGCGGTGTCGCACTGGATAGTTGAGTTGGGTGAGATTGAGTCTACCTTTAAGAAGAGTGATATAGACCAATTAAAGGCGTTTGTGACAGCAAAGACAGATGAGTTGAGGCTACCCTATGACCGAGCTTTTACTACTTACCAGAGAAGGACAGCATTTTATGCTTCAGTGAATCAGAGGGAATTTCTGACTGACACTTCTGGCAATCGAAGATTCTGGTGTATTTCAGTCACTGACATTGATGTGAACCATGGTATTGATATGCAACAGTTGTGGGCTGAGGTGAAAAAGACTTTGTATGTGAAAGGACAGAAGAACTGGTTTCTATCCCCTGATGAAAGGGAGTTGTTGCAAGACAGTAATGAGGCCTATCGTACCCAGAGTTCAGTCGAAGACTTGGTGTTGGAGCATGTCAACTTTGAGGGTACTTACAAGAAGCCAGTGCAGATGACTAAGTTATTGAGAGACTTAGGTATATCCAACCCCAGAATGCCAGATTTTAAAGATGCTTCAAGGGTGTTGGCAGAAAGAGGCATCACTCCCAGAAGAACGAATGGCAAGAAGGTGTATGATTTAGACTACAACAAAGTTGATGATGGCATAGGCAACAGTTATGGAGGGAGTGAATTTGATGAGTAAAGTGGAATGTAATTCATTGGATGGGCAAGGCATGATCTTAGATATGTTTGGTAATTATGTTAAACACAAAGAATATTACATAACTCCTATAAGTTATGATGAAACTAAACCATTTATCTTAAACATTCATTACGCTAAAAGGATGCCTTCCATATCTTATGCCTATGGTTTGTTTAAAAATAATAAATTAATAGGCGTTGTTTCGTATGGATCTCCCCCCTCTCCTTCTTTGTGTTCTGGCATAGCTGGAGAAGAATATAAACATTTAGTTTTAGAATTAAACAGATTGGTTTTAAAAGAAAATAGAAAAAATCAAGCATCTATTCTAATAGGTGGTTCTTTTAAGTTGTTACCGAAGCCTAGAATTATAGTTAGTTATGCGGACACAGAACAAGAACATATAGGAGTGGTGTATCAAGCAACTAATTTTCTTTATACAGGTTTGTCAGATAAAAGAACAGAGTGGAGACTACGAGGAAGTAATTTACATAGCAAAACAGTTTGCGAAACTTATTCTTTAGAAGAAAGACACCGAGACACAGAAAAATTTTCTCTCATTAATAGACCAAGAAAACACAGATACATATACTTCTTAGGTAGTAAAACAGAAAAAAAACAATACAAGAGAAATCTTAAATATGAGATAAAAGCCTATCCTAAAAAACAATTACAAAAGCACTATGATTAAAGAAGTTATCGGCAACGCCACGCTGTATTGCGGTGAT